CAGAAGCGTCAATTTGCCCGTGATAAGAGACATAACGACAAAGTGGACCAGAAACCCATAAACAAAGAATATAATTCTGATACAGGCGATTACGCCTCTGTACGCAGAGGGACGTATTACCGAGCTTTCGTAAGCGAAGGTATAGCCGAAGCAGTTGCGACTGGAGATATAACAGTAGCAGAGGCAGCTTCCCTCCTTGGTTGCACTTCAGCTACTGTTAGTCGCATGCTTGCTGCCTTTAAAGTAGACAGTAAGAACGAAGTATTAGCAGAAGATTGGGAATTATCAGAAGAAGCTCAAGCCTCATTAGAAAATTTTTCTACCTTCCGACACAAATACTTTAGAACAGAACTAGGAAAACATTATGACACCGCAAATTTTCACACTAACTGGATTAATAACATTATAGATAGTATAGAAAACGGTAAAGAGTTACTGATACTGTCACCCCCAAGACATGGAAAGACTGAATTGTTAATACACTTTGCTGTATATCAAATATGCAAAAACCCTAACACAAGAATTATGTGGGTAGGTGGTAACGAAGACATTGCAAAGAACGCATTATCTGCTGTACTTGATGTATTAGATACCAATGAAGAGTTAAGAGAAGATTTCTGTGCACCTGGTACATCTTTTAAACCTGATAATAGGTCAGGAAAGAACTGGTCACAGAATCAATTTACTGTAGGAACAAGAACAGTAGCAGGTATTAAATCACCTACTATGGTTGCTGTAGGTAAGGGTGGAAAGATTCTGTCACGTGACTGTGATATTATTATTGCTGATGACATTGAGGACCATCAAACAACAATGCAACCTGGTGCAAGAGAATCTACAAGACAATGGTGGACAACAACTCTTTCATCAAGAAAAGAGGAACATACTGCTGTAGTTGTAATTGGTTCAAGACAACACCCTGATGATTTATATAATCACTTACTTGAATCAGATAACTTTACAAGCATAGTTGAAACAGCACATGCTCTTGAATGTAATTTACCAGAACATATTGTAGAAGAACATATTGATTGTATGTTGTGGCCAGGTAAAAGAAGTTTTAAATGGTTACAATCTAGGTTGCACTCTGCTGAATCAACAGGTGGAAGACAAACTTTCGAAATGGTTTATTACAACCAAGCATATGTAGAAGGCACACAAATCTTTACTATGAATATGATTGACCAATGTATGCGACCTGATTTAGTACTAGGACAAGTATATCAAAACTTACATCTTGTAGCTGGGTTAGACCCTGCATCAAGTGGTTATCAAGCTAGTGTGTTATGGGGTATAGATACATACAGAGGTGAGTTGTATTTAGTTGACCTAGAAAATAAAAGAGGTGGAGGAATAAGAGCAGCATTAGACCAAATGGCTATATGGTTACAAGAATATGATTGTAGACATTGGATAGTAGAAGAAAACGGATTTCAATCTGCTATTAGACAAGATGCAGGTATAAAAGAATTTACATTGCGTAGTGGTGTACAAGTACAAGGACACTTAACAGGTAAAAATAAACATGACCCTTTGTATGGTGTTGGAGCAATGGCGGATTTGTTTGAAAACAGACGAATACATCTACCTGTAGGTGACGGAGAATCTAATGCTAAAGTGCAGAAATATAGACAACAACTGTTATACTTTGATGGAAAACCTGTTTCTACTAGAAACAAAGAGAAGACCGACATAGTTATGGCTAGTTGGTTTCCGATGAAAGTTTTTAGGCGTATGCAAAAAGAGCATGCGGCTGATATAGGGTTGGATTACAATCCTAGTTATGGAGATTACAAAATTACAAATATGAATGAGGCACCATGGGGATAGAAAATTTAGATACTAAAACTTATCAAGAGATAGTTAAAAATGCATCTGAACTTACATCAGGTAAGTTAGTACAAGAACGACAAGTACAGAAAGCTAGAATCAAAGCAATTCTTAATGGTGGTGCTGATGGTATGAAAGCTTTACTAGGTAACACTATGGAAACCAGTGATGCTGATTTGTTACCAGCTCCTAACATGTTGCAGTCTGGTATTGACCGACTTGCACAAAAAGTATCTGGAGTACCTCAAGTTAGAGTAGATGTACCTAATGAAAATGATTCTACAAGAAGTAAAATGCGTGCAGAAAAATTAGAACGTATTGTTACTAGCTATGATGAAAAACAAAATTTATTATCTCAGTTACAACAAGCTGCTAGATGGTTACCTGGTTATGGGTACTGTGCTTGGGTAATAACAAACAAAAGAGATAAGAATGGTTTTATTTATCCTAGTGCTGAATTAAGAGACCCTTATGATACATTCCCAGGTAACTTTGGTCCTGACCAACAACCTAGAGAAATGGCAGTACTAAGACGTGTACCTAGATATAAACTAGCTCAAATCTATCCTGAGTTTGCTAAAGAAATTTTAAAACAAGATGATGATGAAGGTGATACACAAACTGATACTGCTACACCTTTTCTTTCATATGAAAACAATAGAGAACAAGCATGGGAAGATAATACATATTCAGGTGTAAGAATAATTGAATACTATGACCAAGGTGGTACCTATATAGTATTCCCAGAACGAAATATGATTTTAGATTTTATACCAAACGTATTATCGTCTCCTCCTTTTGTTTTTATGAAACGTGTGGCTTTTGACCAATTAAAAGGTCAATACGACCATGTAATAGGTTTAATGGCAATGATGGCAAAAATAAATATTATGTCATCTATTGCAATGGAAGATTCAGTATTTACAGAAACTAACATATCGGGAGAGATAGAATCCGGACAATATAGAAAAGGCAGATTTGCGGTAAACTATCTTGCTCCTGGTACACAAGTTTCTAAACCAATGAACAATATGCCGTATCAATTGTTCCAACAAATAGATAGGTTGGAAAGACAATTACGTATGGTAGGTGGTTATCCAGTTACTGATGACTCACAGTCACCTAACTCTTTTGTTACTGGTGCTGGGTTATCAGAATTGAATAGCACAATGTCATTAATGATATCTGAATATAGAGATATTATTAAACAAGGCTTATCACAAATGGATGCTAAAAGATTAGAACTAGATGTTGTTATGTCTTATACAATAAATGAAACTAAAAAGCCTATGGTGGGTTACCTTAATGGTGCAGCATTTAGCGAAAACTATAATGTATTACAAGATATAGGTGGAGACTTTAGAACTAGACGTATCTATGGTGTTATGGCTGGTTTTGATGAACCACAAAAGATTGTAACTGGTTTGCAATTATTACAAGCAGGTGTTATAGATGTAGAGACATTACAAGATAACATTGATGGTTTAGAGAATATAGCAAAAGTACAAGAGCGTATACGTAAAAACAAAGCTGAAGGTGTTTTATTTGATTCTATATTAGCTAGGTCAGCACAAGGTGACCCTGCAGCTACAATGGCTGCTATAGCTATTTATGAATATCCAGGAGCTGTAACAGAAATTATGAAGCAGTTCTATACTCCACAAGAACCACAGATGTCACCTGAACAACAAATGATGATACAACAACAAATGGCTCAACAACAGATGGGTGGACAACCTAGTGTAGCCGGTGCATTTGGAGGTTAATATGGAATTTATTGACGATGCTTTTTGGGATTTAGTTTATAACGAGTTTGGTGTAGTAGATGAACTAGATACATTTAATACCCCAATACATAGTGTTATATATCCTGCACCTGGTATCATAATATTATTAACTGAGGAGTTCTATGGTTAGACAAAGTAATAAAGGTGGACAAAGAACACCTAAGAAACCCAAAGCAACATCATTACCACAAAGTGGTGATAGAACAGATGGTGGTGCTGGAAGCAAAAAACAACCGTTAAGAGACATGCCTGGCTTACCTTATGGTCAACAAACAGATTTATTAAACCAACAAAGAATAGCTCCTTTACCTGCACAACAAGGTATGGGTGTACAAAGTCAACAAACTCCCCCTACAAGACCAAATGTATTTGCTCCATCGGAAAGACCTAGCGAAGTACCTACAGCAGGTGCTCCATTAGGAGCTGGTCCTTCTCCACAAGTTAATACACAGAGTATTGATATTACTTTAGCTGCTATGTATGAAGTAAGTAAGTCACCCGTAATATTGGATTTATTAAATAGAAGACAAGGTTAAAAGTGATTAGTCCTTTTTGGCTTGATAACAGAGAATACTTAACAACTAAAAGAAGTGAATCTGTTCAATTTAATGCACAAGTAGAAGCATTTAAAGCAAATCCTGAAGCTATTAAATCATTTGAATCACTTGTAACAACTCATCCTTATTTACCTTTAGATGTAACTTATTCTGCATGGGGTGCAAACATTCCAGCAGGAAGTAGAGATTTATTTGATATAGAAGATGAATTACAAAAAGAACGTATAAAACTTGAATTAGACACACATAAAGAAATTTACGATAGATACTTACCTGAAGACATAGAAAGAAATATGAAAATGAATTTAGGAGATTTCTTTTCTTTTGGGTTAATGCCAGGAGGTGCAGCACCAGGAGATATACAATATGGTGTTTGGAGCGTATTAGGTCTTGAATGGTTAATGCAATCATTTGGACCATCAGGAAAAATAAATGTTCCTGGAATAGTTGCAAACAAGTTATTACCTGGAAAACCTTTTACTAGAGGTAGAGCTGTTGAATATTATTCTGCAGTTAAACAAGCACAAGATTATATGGAACAAGGAATGTCTCTTCAAGAAGCACAAGATAGATTAATGATACATATTAAAGATAGTGATGTTTTAAATACAGGTGAAGGAAGTGTATTTAAAGAAGCCTATGATGTGTCAGGACAAACTAACTTAGGTGCTTTGTGGAATGCAGTATGGAATAATGGAGTATTACCTACTAAAAATGATAAACCAATTAACTTTGATAGAAGTACTTGGATAGGTTTTGAACCTGTTGTACCTCAAGAAACTGAATTATATAAATATTACAAAAATGCTGGTTATTCAGATGAAGGAGCATATGACAAAACAATTACTGCAATTGGAAAACCTTTATCACGTAGAAATGAAGGTGGAGATTTATTTTATACTTCATTAGAAAGACCAAACAAAGTTAATTTTTATGCAGGTAGATATACATCTAATAGAAAGTTTTCTTTAAACGCAGATAATAATCACCCAGCTTGGGCTGCAGATAACAAATTAATGGAATACTCTCCTGGTAAAGTACATGCGTCTGAATATTACGAACCCGGCTCTTTAGCTTTTAACATGCTGTCAGGTTCTATTGATGTAGCACATCAACTTGCTGACCCATTGTTTTATTCTAAATGGTTAAAAACTGTAGGAGTTGGTAAAAAATGGAGACAAGTAAACAGAGCTTCTCAATTTTTAGATAACGGTATTTTATTACAAACTGGTAAAAAAATTAAAATTGATAGACAAAAAATAATACAAAACACATATGAAGATTTAGGCAAGTTAGAAGAACTTGGTTCTGAAGGGTCACAAAACTTTAGTAGGTTTAAAAGATTATTTGGTAGAGGTTATTTATCAGAAGCTAAAGCAGTAAGAGCTACTAACAAACAAGCTAAACAAATGAGAAGACAATTGTTAGTTTACGGTAGAGTAAATAAATACCTTGCTCCAACAACTGATGCAGTTTTTGATATGCCTGTATGGAATAATATTTTTAAACTTGTAGCTGAATCTGGACCTGGGGAACTATATGCAATGTCTAGAATGCCTTTATTTAGACACATACATCCTGATTTATTAGCTGAAATGATTGGTATGAATAAAGCAGATGACGTTAAAGATTTCTTTAAAGTTTATGCTAGTTCGGGTAGAAAAATTAAAAATTCAAAGGCTGGATTAAAAGATTCTAAAAAAGCTATACCACAAGTAACTGAAAAATTATCAGACACGGCTATTTCAGAAGTAGGTCAATCAGGTTTTATTAACAATATGCTTATTAATTTTGCAGAAGATGCAGCTAAATTTAAAAATTCTTCCAATATTATTAAAAGAGGTTTATCTAAACCTATGGGAATGTTAGGTAAATCAGACGCTGCATATAGAAATCTAGGAAGTTATCTTGGTCAAGGTGCAAAAGGTATTGTTAAAACTGGTAAAAGTTTAACACCTTTTAAATCTACAAAAAATGTTAAAACAATAAACCCTACAATAGAATCATTAAACTTTGATACAGCAGATGCTGTAGGAACAATTAAAGCTGCAGGTATTAAATTAAAACAAAACTTTACTCAATACGATGAATATGAAATACAAAAGTATTTAGGGTTTGGAGGTTCTTATAAAACATACAATGAACCTTATCTGAACGCATTATTTAGTTTAGTTCCTGATTCTGGATTGGTAATTACTAACAAAAAAAGAGCTTATCAAAATTTATTAAATCATATGGAGATTAATAAATTAAGTGAAAAAGAAGCATCTGAATGGTTATTAAAATTTATTAACTTAGATTATACAAATAAACCATCAATTTATAAATTTGGTAAAGATTTTAGAAAATGGGAAATAGATAGAGTAGAAAGAATAGTTGGACCTGATAAAGCTGCACCATTAAGAAAATGGTTACAGAGTGTAGAAACACGCTTAGAGCGTTCTAAGATATACGCTAATGCTAAAACAAAAAACATACCAGGTTTTAACTCTAACTTTGAAGTACATGAAGTTGTATTAGCAGAAAACTCTAGAGATGCAGGTAAGTTTAATACTGTAGCAACTATGAATGCTTTGTTTTTATCAACAATGACTGATAGTGTTGTTCCTTTAGTTCCTTGGACTTACATACAAAGAACAGTAAGTGGTGTTTGGAATGTAGTTCCAGAGTTTACAGGTAAAACTGTAGGTATAACATTAAGAGAAGATATAAAAGGTTTTGCAAAATATGCAACTACCTGGGGTAAAGAAGGTTATGTGTTTCCTAATGGATACATACCTAGAAAATCTCCAACTGACCCTGATGTTGTAAACAGAGCTATGGATTTTTATACTAGAAAAATATTTAAACCTTTTGTGTTGTTACGTCTTGCATTCTTAACACGTGTATTTTTAGAAGAACAAGCACGTATTATGGTAGGAGGATTAGATAGTCCTTTTAATGCACCGTTTAGATATATTAAATGGTTATCATCTGGTAAAAAAATGTCTAATAAAAAATTATTGGACATGGGATTTAGTCAAAATCAAATAGATAATATACCTGATTTACAATCATTAGTAATGTCACAAGAGTTATTAGAAGGAACTCAAGCAACAATTGGACTAACTGGATTTATGGGTAAAAAAGCAAACTGGAACCCATTAAATGTTGAATATAGAATAAAAATGAAAAATGAAGTTTCTACTGCTGAATATACAAATAACAAACTATGGGATTATTTACAAGTAAGAACAGACCCAATAGGTAGACAAGTAGCTAGACATGGTTGGGGTAATCCAGAATTAAACAAATGGTTAGAGTCAGCAGAAGGACAATTTTGGTTAGGAGAGTATGCCGATTACTCAGGTAACTATGATGTATTAACAGACTCTTGGGCATTAGACCAACTTATACAACAACAAGAAGCATACATTAGAGAAATAACTGGTGACAATATTGTTGAAGGTATACATTAT